GTAAGTAAAGTTTATTTGTTGTTATTTTGTGGATTTCTTCACTAGGGTAGAATTTAAGCCACGTTTTATAATCGGGAGTCACAAAAAATGAATCTTCATTGTAAGGTATTTCTCCTATACGATATACAGTCATTGTTTCTTGTATTAAATTTTCTTGCAAATCAGGATTATTATCGTGCTCACATTTATGACAGATATATAAATCATTACCACCATCTTTTATAGGCCATTCCCAACCACAGTTATCACAAATTACTTCTGTTGATGTTACTGTTTCTTGAATAGCTGGGAGGTTTAAGGTTTTTAATCTTTTAGTCCATAAGTCAAGAACATTTTGTTTATCTTCACCTTCTAATCCTACTTTTTCAAAATAATCATTAATTACATCTTTAAAAGGTGTTTTAGATTTTTTAGCTTTTAAGTACATACCTTGTAACATAGCATCTACTTCTTTTTCTAATTTAAAATATTCTGCTTTAGGTAATAAACCCCAATTAATCATTTGTCTAATAGATTGGTCATCAGCCATTTCTTTAGAAGGAATAACATTAACACCTGATTGGGTTAAATGTTCTATTTCATGTCTAACAACATCTATTAAATCATTATATATAGTAGACCACATTTTAGGTAGACTTCTTGGGTCAACTTGAAAGTTAACTTCTAAGTAAGGAGGATCTAGTTCTTCATTAGCTCCACCATCTACTATATAAGTCTTATCTTCTGTTTCTTTTAAATTTAAAACAGCTAAAAGTTCAAAATCAATAGGTTGACCTTTTGAATTTTCTAACTCATAATCTTCTTCAAATCTTAACTCACCTTCTTCACCATTAAATTGACTTTTCCAACTGTTTATTATGTCTTTAACTACTAATCGAGTTATAGAATCATAACGTCCTTCATTAATCATATTATCCGGTAAAATTGCTATTACAAAATTAACATTTTTTTCAAACCTTACACCTGGTATGGCTTTAGTGATAAATGCTTTATATAAATTGTCTCTTTGTAAACCAAAATCTTCCTCACTTGATTTTTTAGATGGTGAGTACATTATAGCTTTAGCTTTATATTTTTTAACATAATATTTAATTATGTCTGTTATAGTAGCCATTACTTTATAAAGTTCACCTTTATTAACTACTATTTTAGCAGATGAACCTCCAGCACCTTTAGGTCTAGCTAAAAATTCAACTTCTAAAGCCTTATAGTTATTTAAATCATCGTCTGTATAAGTAGTAGTTGTTAAGTCTACACTATATTCAGTTTCATTATCAGTGGTAAAATCAATAGTAGTAACATAACCATCCATTTCAGCCTCTTCCCATTTATATGGTTTAAGATTTGCCTCACCTACTTCAAATACTAATTTAGGACTTGAAGATAAAAAATTATCTTTCCTCATAATGGTTTTAGCTATTGCTTTATTTGTCATATTAAGGAAAGGAATATTTAAATTAGTTCGTTTATCAGTAGCTACAATTTCTTTATATTTTTTAAAGAAATCAAAAAATTCTTTTTTATTTTGACCTAATCTTTTAAAGAAACCAATTAATTGAGCTAAAGTAACATCTGAGTCTCTACCTGTTAATCTATCAAAAACATGTTTTGAAGTTAAATCAACATCAATAGGGGCTAATTGTTTATCCGCATAATCATCTGCTTGTTTTACTTGGTCAGGGGTAATTTCTTCTTTAACTACAGGAGAAACAATATTCCATATTTGTTCTTTTTCTTTAATATCTGGAATAAATTGGAAGAATTGTTTTTTATTATTGTCTTTGACTGCTTGTCTTGTTTTAGTACCACTTATACCTCCTGATGATGTGATTACTTTAACTTCAAGGTTTGGGTATTTAGATATAGTTCTTGTTCTATAAGCTATATCTTCTAAATCACTTTCTTCACCTTCTCTAGCTCCTAACACCCAATATACTTTAATATCAGGATTGTCTTTAGCATAATTTAAAACTGATTTAACAGGAGCAACAGAAGGTTCTACACTAACCTTATTAGAAAGGTAATTTTTATAAATGTTCCAAATAGCTAAAGATTCATCTTGAGTGATGCCATCTCTAACTCCTCCACCAACAAATATTTTTAACTCATCTATGTCAGGTAATTCTTCTAATGTTTGTTTAGCAACATTAAAATGACCTTTGGTTGGGGGTTTAAAACCCCCACCATAAATGGCTACTGTTTTTTTAGCATCTAACAGTTCCTCAATAAGGAATTTAGTTAGTTCATTCATTATTGCTTAAGTTTTTGGATTTTTTCTTTAGCTACTTTTTTCTTTTCCTCAATGTCTGTTTTAGCTGAACGAAAAGCTTCCATAGCATCTTCCATTTCCTTAAGAGTGGTTTCAAACTCTTTAATAGCTTCAGTGGCTGCTCTGCGAGCATCTGATTTTTGTTTGTAGATACCTAATACATCTTTTTCATTTAAACCTCCTCTAACTTGGTTAGCGAAATAAGCTACAGTTGATTCAAATACAATATCATCTACTTTATCATCTTTTCTTTTAGGTTTTTCAACTACAAAGAATTTACCAATTTCATCTACCATTGATGTTTCAACTTCATCAATTTGAGTCATTTGTTTTTCTTCTATCTCGTTTAATAGGTCTAATAATTTTTTCATTTGTTTATAAAGTTAGTAATTTTAGTTTTTGCTTGTTCTATTGTATCAAACTCAGGTTGTGATTTAAGAGTTTGTTTTATATCTGAGTATATTTTATTAGCTTCAGATTTGGATTTTGCTTTTTCCTCAGGTGATTTTTCTTTACCTATTTGTCCTAAAGGTTCAATGTAAGTTTTATAAATAAAATCCTCATCAAAATCTTTTTGAGCATCTTTAGGGTCATTATTTAATAAAATAAAATTGTCTCCAAATGCTTGCTTATACGTGTCTATATTGCCATTTACATCACGCCAAGAACGAATCACAATACTTGGCAACAATGACCTGTCTCGTTGTTTATTACGCTCTAATGAGGTAATAGGCGACACATAAGTCATTATCATTGCTGTATCATAACCTAATGATTCTAATTCTTGTTTTTTCTTAAGTAATGTTTTAGAAGAACCTCCTACACTATCAATTAATAAATTTTTAGCATCTTTAAGGGCATCTTGAAATTTAGTATCTGTTACTTTTCTTGCTTGCCCCATTAACTCACCTGCTTTTTTTAATTCATCAGGTGACATGTTAGCTAATTTCATTCCAACACCTGAAGATTTAAGTAATTCTTCATAAGTATCATCTACATTAATAGTAGTAAAATCAGAAGGTATTAGTTTTTTAGATACAAATGATTTACCTGACCCTGCTGGACCAGCCATAAAGATTGCTTTTGGCTTACCTTGAATTTCTTTTAATAGAGATATCAGTCCAATCATGGAAAGTGTTTGTCATAAATATAACAAAAACAAACTAAGATTCCAAATCCCTTTTTACTGTGGTCTTGAACTCAGTAAATATAGGAGCATGAGTAGGATTTTCTAAATCAAATAAACGTTTTACTGTCTTAAAAATATCAATGTTTTCCTCTTGTGTTCTAGTAGATGTAACCATTTCCCATCCTTTACCCTGCATTTTTTCTTTATTGGCTTTACGTTTAGATGATTTTAACCAAAGGATACCATAATTGTCTACTTTTTTACCATAACATTCCTCATAACATTTACCGTAAATAGCAGTCTGTAATTCATAAGTAGGCTGGATATGATTAGATGTTTTAAAATCAATTAGCCAAAGTTTATCTTCAATTTCAACAATTAAATCACAAGTACCAGCTACTTTTAATTCATCTGAAAATAAATGGACTTCAGCCTCAATTAATTTAGGATTATAAGTTTCCCAAAAGTCTACAAAACGTAAAAACATTTGCCATACATCAGGACTATATTGAGGATTACCATATTGATTCATAAAATTCATTTCTTTACCTTCAAGGTATTCTTCAATCATTTCATGAACTTGAGTTCCTTCCTCACCTGCTTTTCTAACAATATGTTCAGCAGAGTAACCTACTTTTTTAAGCCAGTCCTCAAAAAATTTACCTTTAGGATAATAACCTAAAACATAAGTAATTGATGGGTAGTATTCTCCATTTCGTCTATAATAACGAGAGTCTGGTAGTGTTATTTGTTTAGCATCATCTGATACTTCTAAGATTCTATTGTAAGATTTTTTTATTTTGCTCATAAAAAGAGTTTTTTCTCAAGTAATCCTGAGAATGTTAAGGGTAATGTATCTGAAATTGTATCTATGAAATTCTTAAAACCCATTTCACTTGGGTCTTTATCTTGCATGTCTACAAGATAAACTTCTTTACCTTCGTTCATTAAACGCTCACAAAAACTTAATGCTTGTTTTTGAGCATCCTTATCTAAAGCTATATATATTTTTTCGACACTAGACATTACAATCTTTTTCATCAAAGTAGATTGTATATTTTTGCCTAATAACGGTATTGCATTACGTTTGATAGCGATGGCGTCAAATGGTCCTTCACACAATATAAACGGTATGTTCCAGTTTATAAATAATTCAAATGGTATGATGTCACGGGACACAGATGGGTTTCTATATTTTACTTTTGAATCTTTTTCAAATGATCTTCCAGTAAAATAATTTAACTTGCCGTCAACATCATATGAAGGAATAATAACCATTTTACCATAGTTACCTGAGGAGCAATATCCAATATTATATTTCATAATATCTTCATCTGTTATACCTCTAGATTTAACATAAGTTAAAGCATGTCTTCCTAAGATATCTGATTTCTGAATATTAATTAAGGGTTTAAATTCTTTAGGTAAAGATAATTTTTCAACTTCTTCTTGCTTATTATAAACAACAAATGACTTAACAATGGCTTTTAATTCAGCCATCTTGTCAGGTGTTGCTTTTACAGCTTTAAATAGTTGTTGAATTTTTTTACCTTTTTTATCACAAGCCCAACAATGCCATTTTTCATAATGAGATGAACCTTCATCAAAATTAATTTCTAGTTTAGGTTTAACATGATTGCAAAAAGGACAATGGTGAGACTGATTACCTCTTGAAGTGGACTTACCCGTACCTAATACAGAGTTAACTAAGGCAATCAGTGGTTGATTGAGCATAACCTCAATATAACAAAAAAAGCTTGGTCACCCAAGCTTAATTTAACATATTTTTTATTATTAATAATTATCTTCTTCGCCTTTTAAGAATGCTATATCATAGCCATCTAATTTACCATCAAGAATTTCATCTAACTTACGTAAAGCTGCTTCTGCTCCCATACCTTCATCAAAGTAGTTATCAACATACATTTTTACTAATTCAATCATTTTATCTGAGGAATATGATTCTTCATTAATTTGATTTTCAGTAACAATTCCTGCTATTTTTTGCATGCGGATAAAGGATTCATTTAATGGTTTTTTCATTTTAATAATTTTATTATAAATATTATGAAAAGTCTTTAGTGTAAAATTTTCCTAAAATATTGTCGTTAAAATATCCTTCAGGGTGTTCTAATACACCTAACTGAAATAAGTACTTACATTCATAGTAAGTAAGAAGTTTTTTATTAGAAACCAATTTTAAAATTTCACGGGTAAATTCCTCTTGTTTACCTCCTTTTATGAGTTCTAAAATTGGTTTAGCAGAGCCATAATAGGTTTTCCAGTCTGATTCTTTTACTACCACTTTGGTGGCTGACTTCCTGCCTGGACCTGTTTGTTCTGCTAGTTCCTTTTTTGTTAGTTTTTTCTTTATATTGTGAAATAATGATTTCTTACCAATATAAGATTTACCTGTTGGTTTATGAGTTACTATGTAAATAAAACCAAATGTATCTTGAGGCATATCCTCAATTAAATTTATAACTTTTTCTTTGTATAACCACATATTATCTATCTATGTTTATAAGTATTGTAGTGTCTGTTGTAGGTGATAAAGGTAATGGTTGAGACAATTTTCCAATAGCCAGTAATTGCTGTTGTTCATTATAAAGTCCTACTGTTGTAATATAAGGTTGAAAATAAGAACTAGTAGCAAAAGGTAAAAGATATTGTCCTGGAGTATAGAAGGTCCCAATTGAACTAGAGTTAGCTGTACTACCTGAAGTTATTGTTGGGTTTTGACTAAAATTAAACTCATTTTCTCTAATAGAACATTTATATTGGGTTTCATAAATTGTAAGAGATGAAGAAAACGAACAAGTAACATTAGGTGAGTTTACAAAATTATCTATAATATTAGCATCAGTGGTTCCATAAAGTGAAGAACCATAAATCGCTGTTCCATATGTGTCTCCTTGAGGTTGTGAATCACTAGTTATAATAGCTATTCCATGATAATAAAATATGTTACCACAAATTTGTCCTGAGGTTTGAAATATTAAATTACCTTCTCCATCATCGTAAACAGAACCACTATCAGTTGTCCATCTAAAAGAATTAGGAGCTATATAATTACCATATAGACCAGAAGGTATAGAAAGAACACCTATAGTTGAATCAATATTTTGGGGTAAATAATGTTCAAAAGTTAAAGTAGTTTGAGGATAATTATAATAACGACCAGCAGATGAAGTAGGACCTACTAAAACATCACCAGCAGGAGTAGAACCAGGTACTAAGCTAGCTGTAACTAAAGGTGAACCTAAACTAGCTGTTGAATTTAAAAAATTTGAATAATATAAGTGTTTGATAGAATCATAAACTAGTCTTTGATATTGAACTCCATTTTGACCTGTTGTAGGATCAGAAAGTGGGTTAAATAAAGAACTAGTACATAAACCTAAAAGTCTATCAATACCTACATCTGAACCGGATAAAGCTGCTGCTCCTTGAAAATTAAATGATTTATTTAACTCAAGAGGAGTAACTACTATATCTGATGATAGAAACTGTTTGTAGGCGCCCATTCATTTTAAAAATCAAGTTTTACTCTTACAAGAGCTTCTTTAGTAAAATCTTTAGGTAAAGGTCTTGACAATTTAGCTACCGCTAATAATTCATTAGTATCATTATATAATCCGATAGTTGTAATATAGGTTTGTGGATTATTAATAAACTGAGGGTATAAAACCTCACCTGTTGAACCTGAAATAAATGATGGATTTTCTGAGTAATTAAATTGTGAGCTTCTTGGTCTTACAAACACAAAATCTGAAGTAATTGTTTCTTGAGAATTTAATGCGAAAAAAGAAGCGCTTGAACCTGATATAGATCTATATAAGGAAGCATTAGGACTTGTTACAATAGATCCTGTAGCTGAAGCTGAACCACTAGATATAAAATTAATACCTCCACTTCCTGAGGGTTGGGACAATGCTAAAGGATTTAAAATAATAGCTCCAATATCTGGCAATAACCAACCATAAGATCCTGAAGAAACTGAGTATCCATCAACTGTGTTTCTTGAAGTAATAGTTGCTCTAGTACCTGCTGAACCTGTAATTAATTGGAATACTCTACCAGCGGCACAATATTCAATTGTAGTTACATAATTACTATTGTCAGTTAAAGAAATAACACCTTCACTACCTGATAATTCTAATGTTAATGAACCTAAAAATAAAGCTTCTTTATAACAAGCTCTTTCAATAGGTAAAGCAAAAAATTCTGAGGATGTAATAGCTCCAAAAGTAAAATTAGTATTTTCATCTCCAATCACTAAATCCTGCCATTGTCCAAAGATAGTTCCTGTTGGTGATTTACCATTAACAGCATTATCATAATTGGCACTTCCACTACCAGCAGCATTACCATAAGCTATAGCAAATTGAACAGCTGAACCGGATAGTAAAGAAGATGTTTGGTAAACATTTAAATAATAAAATCCAGAACTACCATTAGCTTGTGTAGACGAGGTAAAAAACTGAGTTAAAGTAGGAGCACCTGTTGTCCAACAAGTAGAGGAGATAGCATCAGAGCTAACTATAAAATCATCGGGTGTGAATCTTTCAAAAGACATTTTTTATTTTTTAATTTTGAGTTACAGTTACAGGAATTGTTACACTAGCACCACTATCCCTACCTGTAATAGTTAAGGTAGCTTGTAATTGATTTGTTGAACTAAATAATGTATTTACAGTAGTAGCAATCATATTAATTGTAGTACCAACTACTGTTCTTGATACTGATGTACCAATTGTTGTTGTTTGATTAGCTAAATTAAGAGCTTGAACATCTGGAGTGTTAATACCTACACCTTGGAAAGTAGATAATAATCTAATATCAGAAATAGTAGCTGTATAACCAGAAGATTCAACTACTGTTCCTCCTAAATAATTTAATGTTTGAGGATTAATTGCTAATGAAGCACCTTGTTTTAAAGTGATTGAAGAATATCCAACATTAAGAATAGGCATAACAGCTGTTCCTCTAGGCAATGTAACAAGCTTGTATTTCATAGTTTGAGTAGCTTGAGGAAATGCCTCTAACAAAGGCATATTTTCAATTGCTTGTCCATAATAAGCAGAACCTGATGGATGGGTTGGGTTATACAAAGTATAATCAATTTCATCATCAGCTAAAGCGAATTGAGTGATTCTGAATTGGCCATTTTGTTGAGCTAACAATTGGCGTCCTACATCAGTTAAGATAGCGTCTACTGTTACTACGGTGTTATTTAAATATCCCATTTGTTATTTTTATTATAAATATATAAGTTTATTAAATTTTAATTATAAAGTTTTAAAGTATCCTGCATTTTGTGCTAGTTCTATAAAAGATCCAGTAAAGTAAGGATTAAAATTACCTGGTATGATAATTCCATCATTACTTGATTGTGATAAGTTAAGGAAATAACTGTCAAGAGTCACGCTAAATGCACTTTGTGTTATAGGGTAATTATTACCTGGTCCATAAAATCCAGCTGGTATTTCTACTGGGTATTGACTTCCTGTAAGAATACTACCTGTAGACACTGTAGGGAATAAAACTGTAGCTAATGAACCTGAAAGGAACATATCTTCAACAGTACCTAATTGAGTATCACTACTATTGATTACAGTAGATTTTCCATTAATATCAATTATAGCAAACAAATTAACTACACCTAAAGGACTAGGGATGCGTATTTCTGGTTCAATATATTTAAAATATCCAAAATACTCTACATAAGTTTCCGCGGCTGATCTTGAAGCATAGGTTGTTAATTTACAACCATTGTATCTAGGATTAGTTATTCTAGCTGTAGAATAATTAGAATCAGGAACAGCAGCTTTAGTAGCGCTTCCACTTAAAATAGATTGTTCATTAATTGCTATAATTTGTTCACCTCCAAAGTCAACAGCCATGTATTTAGAACTAGGTCTAGGTACTTGAGCATCTCCAGACACAACTAAACAATCTGGCTCAATATAAGCCTCATATATAGTGAAGTTGGTTAAAGTTGGAGTTGATGGATTGATAATATTTTGATCTAATCCTACAAAATAAAGAGGAACATTAAATGTTGTTGGATTTGTCCCTAATGAAGCATTAGAAAATTGATTTCCTAAAACATTACTAATTTCTAACTGAGTAATAGTAACTGATGCTCCTGGTGCTAAAGTATCATTATCATAAATGACATAATCAGTTCCATTTTCATCAAAATAAAATATTCTTCCTCCTCCAGTACCTGATGCTCCAGCATCATTGCTTAAAATGAATGAAATATAATATGTTTTTTCTACATTAAGTCTATAACTTGTAAAAGGATAAGTACCAGCTAATACTTTAGGTAATGGAAGTGAGGCGGTACTATATACTTGAATTATTTCTACATTACAATCACTTAATAATCCTGTTGTAGCTACTATATTTGAACCGCTTAATTCACCATTAAAGAATTCTAATTGCGCTGATTCAGTAAAAGGAACAGAGCCACTTAAAGACGGAGTAGACCCATACCATACTTGGTTCACATTTACTGCTCCTGGATAAGTGAATACTGAGGAAGTTTGTCCGAATAGTTCAGGCATTGAACCACCATTTGTTCCTTCA